GATGGTCGGACTCCTAAAGGAAGGAGACGGCGGTGGTGGATGGTTAAACCCTAATAACTGGTTTGCAGGTGGTGGTAAATTAGGTGGATGGATCAATGGTCCTCAGTCTGGTTATCCTGTAAGTTTAGATGGTGGTAAATCTACATCATTCATTGGTCACGGTTTAGAGTGGGTTGGATATCCTAAGAAAGCAACTGGTGGATCAGCATTTATCGTCCCATTCAATACACCTAAGACAAAATCAAATGCAGGTCTAACTGGTCAAAGAATGAAAGAAGCAGCGAATAAAGGTTATGCTTTACCTTTCGCTGCAGGTGGTGAATATAATTCATATCAAGAGTTAATCGCAGCAGGTGGGACTGTAGACGATGTTGCTGCGGGTGATTTTAGGGCTGTTACAATTTATGGACCTTGGGAATACTATAGGACAGGTTTCTTAGGATTGAAGAAAGGAAAGAGGAGAATGAAAAATACATTCTATACAGATGGTAACTATCAGGATGCACAGATGCCTATCGCTGATTATGTTAACATGAAGATGGGATGGAATGAGACCAACTCAAAAGCAACTATAACCAAAGCGGATGACACAAAGAAAAATTTAAGAGGATCAGGTGCCAAGGATAGAGGTAGAGAGGGTGGTAACTTTAGTGGCGATCAACAGGACAATGAGAGAGGTGAATATGCATTTAAGAATAGAGAAAATACAAGAAAGATATCACCTTATAAAAAGACACCTGATCCAAGGGATCTAGAGAAACTATTGAATCCTGTTGTTGAGAAAGCTAAAGATATCAAAGATTTCGTTGGTGATAAAATAAATGAATATAGAATACAAGAGAATGCTGAGTTGCAAAAGATGGTAACTGAAAGCAACGCAGCCATGGCATCTGCTATAGAGCAACAAAATACTGCAGTATCAACAATGGCAAATGCAAATATGGATGGAGGAGGTGTAGGACAACCAGAAGACATTCCTATCATTACACCTAACTTCTTCCAGTGGAATGAAGCAGATCCATTCTTTGTTTCTAAGTTTGATCAATTTAGAAGCACAAAACCTGATATGCACTGCACACACAATCTTAAATAATGGCAAATAGAAGATCAAAAATTGTAGAGCTGAATGAAGCATCCATTGCCTTTGGTGAAACTGGTAAGATGGAGTGGCAGGAGGCTTTGTCACCTAAAGCAAGATATAAGGGAGACGAGGTATACGATATCCGTGATCTTGTTGCGTCTATGGAATACATGGAGTCTATCGATAGTCCATTTCTAAGATGTGACATGACAATAGTTGACTCTATTGATCTATACAAACAGATTCGTGGTAAAGAGGTTGTTAAAATAAAAGTAACAACAGAAAGCTCAGATTCTGATCCTTTAGAAGTTATCTTTCGTGTATTTAAACTTGGTAGTTTTATCAAGAATGAGAGAGCAGCGATGTATATTTTACATCTTACATCTCATGAAGCATTTTTAAATGAGGCAAATAGAATCTTTGGTGCATTCGGACCTTGCGAGAAACATAAAGATAAAGTAAATTTTCCTAAGTATGTTGCTAAAGATGTATTGAAAGGTGGAGAGAAAGTAAAAGCAGTAAACTTTGAGAATCATAGTAAATTATGTTTCAGTTGTCCTAATTGGAGACCTTATGATGCTATTACATATCTTGGTGACAAGGTATTGAGACTTGAGGGTGGTGGTAAGAGATCTATAATGCAATCAGGTTTCTTATTCTATGAAAATAGACATGGATTTAACTTTCAATCTATCGATAAGTTATGCTCACAAGAGCCGTTGAATATTCCCACATACACCTACATGCAGGCAGGTGTAGAAACAGATCCTATCAAGGAATATTTTAAGATAGAATCTATATCTTTCCCTGATAAAGTTAATCATTTAGAAAAATTAAGATCAGGTTTATATAAAACATCAGTGTTAGGTATATCTGTGCCCTCTGTTAGTTTAAGTCACATGCCTACAGGATCATCAAGTGAAGGTAGTGAGAAATCTACAGAAGTAAAACGTAATAACTTTACTACCACTTATGAGAGCACTTTTGATAAAGCATCTACTATCGATAGAGGTAGACCATTTCAACAGACAGGTTTTGATACAGAAACACAACCTGCTACAAGATATAAGTTTAGAATCATGCCAACATGGACTCATCAGTCTAGTATAGGTAGTGATCCAGATGGTGGTACGAAGACAAAGTTTGACACATTGAGTGTATCAAGTTATGCTGTTGCTAGATATGCATTACTTAACGCTATTCAGTTGACAATAGTTGTACCTGGCAATACAACTTTAGCAGTTGGAAAGATAGTAAAAGTCAGCATTCCCGCATCTAGGACTGATAATTCTAAAGATGTGAAGCAAGATCGTGTATATAGTGGTAAGTATTTGATTGCCAGTTTGAAACACATCTATCGTAAAGAAGGTATGACTACCACTCTTTATCTTACTAAGGACTCTATCCGAGAAGATAAATAGTATTAATCATAGGTATAATAAAATGAAATCAATCGAATCACACATCGCAAAGGATAAAGACATCCTTGACGATCCATCTACTAACCCACAAATGCGTCGCCATATTGAGGTTGAATTGCATGAGTTAGAAGATTACGTCGATCATCATAAAGAAGAGATCGAAGCAGGGGATCACCATGATCCAAATGCACTTGAGTTATTCTGCGATCAGCATCCAGAGGAGCCTGAGTGTTTAGTATACGATGACTAATTATGAATAACATTGGACTAGAAGTTGTCTTTTGGACAACCCTATCGGTATACTTGCTTGCAAAGGCAGGTGTATTTAAAAAATAATGGCACATCGTAAAAAAACAAACAAACTTAAAAACCCCCCATCAAAATGGAAGGATAAGTTACTTGAAGAAGGACCGAAGTCCTTCATGCAAGCAATCCTCTATGAACAACTTAAAAAAAAGCAACCGTAGATTTATGTTATCAACCCAGTATCGTCTCCGTCTTGAGGACATATGCAAAAGCATCGCTGCAGGACAAGAAGTAAGTATAGAAGATATGATATGGGCAGAGAAATTATCCAAAAGAAATACATCAGCACGAGGAATGCTGCAAACAGCAAGAAGGTTGAGTAGAAATGAAGACGAAGCGTCTTTTCTTAAATACTTGAATATAGGAGACCCCGATTCAAGTAAACATAGAAGGGGTTTCACGGATGCAGGAGATATCGCTGATTGGTTTCGTAATGATAGACCAGACGATTGGAGGCAAAGAGACTAATGAATGGTAGGTTAGACAAAGTTGCAATGACCAACAGACTTATGCAACTCAAAAGAGAATTGCACTACAAGTGCGAAATCGGAGAGAAAGGTAAGTGGGAATGTAATGGAGCTAACGAGTATCTCAATAGGGTTTTTGATGTTTTAGATGAGTATTGGCAATAGTTATAAATACTGTTAGAAAACACTAACAATATTGTAACAATGCGTACAAAGACAACTAAAAAGGCAATAAAACATATCTTAAAGAATAAGGAAGACTGGTCACCCGCAGAGGTGGCATATGCTGAAATGGTTAAGAAATCACTTAAAAATGATTAGTTTTGAAGAAGCATTATGTGGACATTATACTAATAAAGCTCAAGCAACATCAGATCCACAGAAGTGGCCATGGGTCAACATAGAATGGACTGAGATAAAGAAGGGTAAGATTTTAGAATGTAAATCTTGGTATGAGTATGAAGGTCCTAATAAACCTTATAAACATTTTAGAGCAAAGATAAAACGAATTCATGAAGACATCATTGAATGCGACACATTAGATCTTAAGAAAAATAAGAAAGGATGTGGATTTGTTTTTGTAAAGATGGACGACGGCACATGGTGGGGTGAAACCAATGGTCCTTGTGTTGTCAATGATATAAACATAACTGCACTTGCTAGATTCAATGGCACCGATTACTGGTCATTCGATAACGGTCGAAGACTACGATCAGGTGCTTTTGTTTGGGGAAAAGAGGAAAAAGATGGAGAATTTCATTTCAAGAAACTCGCTAAATAACTTATATCCATACTAATATTATGAAGACAGATTATTCTGGATCGGACGGATTCACTTGGTGGGTCGGGGAAGTCGAGTCTAACAAAGACCCGATGGTGCTCGGTCGTGTCAAAGTGCGTATCTATGGATGGCATACAGGTGGTAACGATAAGGAAGATTATGTCAAGAAGTTACCAACTGAGGCATTGCCATGGGCTACATGTCTCGTCCCTAACGACAAACCACAGGTAAAACAAGTAGGTACTGCTGCAGCACTACAAGAGGGTGCTATGGTGGTAGGTTTCTTCATGGATGGAGAAGAAGGACAAGTGCCTATGGTTATGGGTGCATTCCATACTGTGAAGGATAAAGACCAGAAAGGTGATACATTTGCTGCTAGTCCTGAGGAAGCAAAAAAGGATGATGATAATCCTGTACAAGCACAAACGCTTACAGGTGAAAAGGTAAACTCAGGTAATACAAACCCTAAAGTAATTACAGCACCCTCAAGTCCTGGTGGCGAAGAGGATGAGTCTAGGGGTGCAATGGGTAAAGCAGCAGTTGCTAA